CTAGAAAAGCCCTGCCGGTTGTGCCGCATCATCCCAACTGAAAATAATCACCTCCTTGCGCACAGCTTCGCGCCCTCCACCGCCCACGGTGTACCTGATATCGACCGTCTCGATGTGAAAACCCTCGAACGCCCAGCGGATGTCCGGATGATCGTTGAGGCTGACGATCGCCTTGCCTTTCAGCGACCGCAGACGGGCCGCCATCTCCACGTATTCGGAGTACGGAAACGGCACGCCATAGCCTTCCGTCTCCCAGTACGGCGGATCCAGATAGAACAGCGTATGAGGCCGGTCGTACTTGTCGATACACGTCTTCCAGTCGAGCCGCTCGACGAACGTGTTTGACAGGCGCAGGTGCGCGGCCGACAACGTCTCCTCGAGCCGCAGCAGGTTCAGCCCCGGCGGCGTAGTGGTTGCCGTGCCGAACGACTGCCCTTCGATCTTGCCGCCGAAACAGTTCTGCTGCAGATAGTAGAAGCGGGCCGCCCGCTGGATATCGGTGAGCGTTTCCGGGATCGTGTCCTGTAGCCATCTGAACACCTGCCTGCTGGTAAGCGCCCACTTAAATTGCCGCACGAACTCCTCGAGATGATGCTGCACGACACGATAGAGGTTCACCAGTTCGCCGTTGATGTCGTTGATCACCTCGACCTTCGCCGGCGGTCGCATGAAATACAGCGCGGCCCCGCCCGCGAAGACCTCGACGTAGCAATCGTGCTCGGGAAACCGCGGAATGAGATGGTCCGCGAGGCGGCGCTTGCCGCCGATCCATGGAACGATAGGATTTGCCATATCTGGAATTGCCTTTTCTTTTTTAAGTTAGAATTCGGCCCGCCTACCGGTAGGTGTCAGGGCCCTGGCTAATTCACTGGCTGCTTCAGTGGAAAGGTGGCGTCGGGAATGCGCGAACATGCCTGACGTCGCCCTGTCTTCTCCCGCGCGGTGATGCGCGGTCCAAGTGACTTTGGCCGCCCGCGATGGACGGCTACATGAGTGGTGTGCTGTGGAGAAGGCGACCTATCGTGCTTCGCCCTCGCCGGGCAGTTGCGCCCGCGAGACCACCGTGTCCGGCGACACCGCGAACTGCGTAATCGCCGCAGCCTGCCTGTCCGCGCGCGACGACGACCCGAAGAAATACTCCTTCGAGCCGAGCACCATCGCAATCAGAATGCCGAACAGCGTATCGAGTGCGCGCATCACGCCGTCGTCAAGCCGGATCTGCCTGGCCGCAAGCATGAATTCCAGCCCGATCACCGCGAACAGCGCGACCGTATACATATAGGCCAGGTTGCGCGCCGTATGATCGTGCTCCGCCACCGCAAAGTCGCGTGCGCTCGCGCGATCGTCAGCCGCCACCCGGTCGGCCTGCACCTGGACGCCCGCCATGTTCTCCGCATGCGTGAACCCCGCCTGCCGCATCTTCAGCGCGAAATCATCGTCGGCCTGCTTCAGCGCCAGTAACTGCTCGGGCGTCATCTGCTGTCCGGTCAGTGCCACCTTGACCGCGTCAACCGAACCATCGGCCAGACCAAGCTTGCCGGCGATCGCCGAGGCGGCCATCGCGGCAATGCCCGGCACCCCGCCCGTCAATGCCGTGACGAGCCACGGCGCGACCGTTTTCAGGACATCCATCATGCGCTCACCCCCAATGCACGATTGAGCTGCCAGCCGTATTCGAACGTCTCGTTCTCGACGCGCTTTTCGGCACACTCGATGTAATAGACAGACTGCTGCGCGCCCACCATGCCCAGCAGCACCCGGTGGCCGTCCGCGCCGCGCGCGGCGAGGAAGGCTTTCAGCGCCGCCATCGTCATGGCGCCGATGCCACCGTCGACGGCGATATCGGCAAACGCGCGCTGGTTCTGGTTCAGCACGTTCAGCGCACGCTGCAGGAAGCGCACGCCGGTCGCCGGCCCGGCGTTCACGCCGATGTCGAACAGCTTCTCCGCGAGCGCGGGCGAGACCGCGTCGACGAGATCAAACTTCGGCTGCTTCCAGTAGCGGCTGCGATAGATCTGCGCGGCGGTCGCGCGCGGCATGTCGCGCATCGGGCCGGCATAGCCGACCGCGCGCGCGACCGCAGCGGTGACGCCCCACATCGTCTCGCCGCCGGCGTCAAGCGCGTTGTTCGAGTAGCCGCCCTCGCGGCCGATCAGCGCATCGATTTTTTGGTCAAGTGTCATTGTTTCGTTCCCTGTCTGGTTTCCCGCGTCATGGTCTGCTCCAGCACCTCGAGGCGCTGCTGCTGCAAGCGGTTGAGGATGTCGCCTTCGTTGATATGGGTGAACACCCACACGATCGAGCCGACGAGGAAGGTCTGGACGATGCCGAGCACGATCCCGAGCACCCACATCGCGCCCCGCGCCGTGTTCTTCATCGCCGCCACCCGGTCGTCGACGCCGCCGATCTGCGCCTCGAGCGCATCGCGTTCCTTCTTCCCCTCATCCACACGCGCCCACAGCAGCTCGATGTCCTTGCGCGCGTTCTGGTTGTGGATCGACATCTGCGCGAGCGCACGGTCGAGCGCGGCGACTGGCTGCACCGATGTCTTGATGTCCTCGAGGCTTGCCGCGACGCTGCGCAGCTGCTCGCCGAAACGCGCGATCTGCACCGCCAGATCGTTGTTGTGCTGTTCACCCATCGGGCCGTCCGTTCAATAGAAAAACCGCCTCGCGTCCCCTATGCGGGCGCGGGCGGTTTGTGGTGATGCTGCGGTTATCTTCCGTCGATCGCGTCAGTGCGGCGGCGCCGGCACCACGAGACTGATCTTCCTGCCCTTCTTTTTCCCGTGCCCGACCTTCGCCTTGCCTTTGTTGCCCGCGTTCAGCTCGACCTGCGTTTCCCAGCTGCGCCCCGCATAGGTGTTCGTCACGGACTCGACGAGGAAGTCGCCGTCCGCCTCTTTCTTGAAGCCCTTGAGCGTGACCGTCTTCTCGGCCGCGAAGTCGGCCCGGCCGGTCATCGTCATCGTGCTTTTCGCGGTGTGGTGATTCAGCTTCTGCAGGCGGGCGTGTGCCGCGGCTTTCGCGGCCTCGGGGCTCGCGAACGCATGCCGCTCGGTGTGCACCGCGGATGCACCGGGCGGCGCATCAGGGTTCGGGATCGTCAGATCGATCTTCCTGCCGGTCTTCGTGTCATGCACCTTCGTGCGCACGGCGACGAAGCTCGCCCGGTCCGGAAACGTGATCTCGTAATCGAGCAGCATGTCGGGCGTGAGCGTAATCATGGGCAGCGGCTTGCCACTTGCGCTCCGGCCGGCGCCGCGACCCGCCACGATCAGCCTGCCCGCCTTCACCGTCGCTGTGGCGCCATGCTGCCGCGCGAGCCGCGTGATGAAATGCAGATCACTTTCGCCGAACTGGTCGGCACGCGGCACCGGCGCGTCGACGCTGCACGCGGCCGCCCACCGGTTGCGGCGGGCAATGTCGCCGACGATATCCGCGAGCTTCACGTTCTCCCAGCTGCCGTACCGGTGCGTCTTCGCGGTAGCGCGCATGTTCGCCGGTTTGCCGCGGATCACCACCGAGGCGGGCGGACCCTTGAGCGCAACCTCGTCGACCGCGTATTCACCCAGGAACGACAGGTCCCTGCCGTTCCAGCCGAGCGAGATTTTGAGCGTGGCGCCCTTGGGCGGGAACTGGATCCTGCCGTCGCGATCGTCGAGCTCGATCTCGCACTCGTCCGACTCGAGGCCGGGCCTGTCCACCGTCCGGATGCGCAGCACGCGATCCTGGATCACGCGCGTGATGTCGTCGCCGTTCGCGACGATCTGGAAAATGGCCTGCATTGCCCCTCCTAGGTCCAGAGCTGGACCGGTTCATCGCGCTGCTCGTCGAGATCGGGCAGCGCGATGAGGATTCCCGCGGCAAACGGCTGCGTGCGTGCGGCGAGCCCCGGATTCGCTTCGTACACCGCCTCGACCACACCGGCGAGCGAGCCGTAGAACGCGTAGCAGAGCTCGTCGAGCACGTCGCCGTCAGAGGTTCTTATAGTCTTCGCCATAGCGGCCGAACTCCAGGCTGAAGGTCTGTTTGCGCGGGGCGCCATCCGACATCAGCGCCTCCTGCTCCTCGTCGACACCCTGCAGATACCAGCGGCCGAGCACCTCGCCGTAGCCGGTCGTGAGCTGCACGGGCACCATGCGGTCGCCGATCGCGCGCAGCGCATCGATCTGCCTGGCTCCCGGTCCGGACGCAGCGAATACCACGCCCGACAGCGTGATCGTCTCGCCGCCCTGGCTGACCGCCTGCAGCGCCTCCTGCCGGTTCAGACGCTCCTGCGAGGCCACCTTGTACTTCGTGGTGCGCCGCAGTTTGTCGAAGGCAGCGGTCGACAGGTTGAAGTGGAACGTGTCGCCGGCGTCGGACGTGAGCGTCATCAGGTGCGGCGTGGCGCCCGACGCACCGCCGAGCAGACCCGACAGCAGCGCACCGGCGCCGGTCGATGTTGCGAGCGATGCCACCGACGGCGTCTCCCTGATGCCGGCCCACGCATTGAACTTCGTGCGCACGTCACCGAGCGCCGTGTTCACCGAATCGGCCGCCGACTTCACCAGTGGATGATTCGATGCGGTCGCGATTTTCAGCACGCTGCTGACCGACGACTGCACGGCATTGAAGCTGCGCACCACCGTGCCGACCTTCGGATCGAGGTCACCCGCCACCGACAGCGCACTGCCCGCGCCCGATAACAGGTCGGCCGCGCTCGTCAGGTTGCCGGTGGCGAGTTTCTGCAGCACCGCCACCGTGTTCGCGCTCGCCGCGCGGTTGCGTTCATAGACGCGGCTCATGTTGCGCACGCGCTCGGTCGCGATGCTCGCCTGGGTTGCGGCCTGCGTGATCTGTCTTGTGAAATCCATGTTGCCTCCTACAGATGGGGACTGTCGAACATCGCCGAGCGGTTGTTCTTCGCCAGTTCGTCTTTCATCAGGCGCTGCAGCTGCGGCGACACCTTCGCGAGGAAGCGGTCCGCCGCGTCGCTGCCCGGCTCGCCCTGGAACGTGACGTGAAAGACCGGCGCAAAGGTGTTCTGCTGGTCGATCTTCGCGACAGGCTTGTCAGCGCCAGACGGCTTTTCGAGGGCCTTTGCTTTCGCGAGTGCTTCAGCCATCGCCGGCGGCTGACCGTCGTTGCGCGAGAACGCCAGCCTCGCGACTGCACCCAGCGCCTTCTCACCCGCGAACGTCCCGAGCGCCCCGCCCGCGAGACCACCGACCGCCGCGCCGACCGGCCCGCCGAACGCACCGATCATCGCGCCGACCTTCGCGCCCAGCACGCCCCCGGCAAGACTGCCGGCGATGTCCGCGAAACCCTGCGCCTTCGCCGCCCGCGTGTCGTCGCCGGTCGCGACCGCATACGCATTGTTTGCCGCGAGCCCGAGCTTGAGCACCGTGCCCGCCATCGCCAGCTTGCCGGCATAGGGCATCACGCGACCAAGCACGCCACGCGCGGCGCCGAATACACGGGCAAAGCGCCCGCCTTTGCCACCCGCGTTTCCGATCGCGCTGCCTTTGCCCGCTGCAGCCAGTTCGTCGGCAACGGCACCGGCAGCGCCACCCAAGCCACCGCCGGGCATGTTGACGACAAAGACGCGCTGCACCCCGGCCGACGCCGCCGCGCCACCAAGCGCCTCGATCGCACGCCCGACGGGACCGGCTGCGCCTCCGGCCTTCCCACCACCTGCGCCGCCGCGCGCGACGAGAACCGATCCGCGCGCAATGTCGAGCGCACCGCGCCCGATCTGGAAAAGTGACTTTGCGCCGCGATAGGCGATCAGGCCGGCCGCGACACCCGCGACCGCCATTGTGGTTTTGGGCGCCGCATCGGTGATCTTCGTGAGCCCCTCGCCCGCCGTCTTCGCCGCGTGCCCGACCGCGTCGGTCACGGGCCGCAATGCGTCGCCGATGCTGCGCATCGCATCGTTCCACTGCTGGCCGACCTCGCGCCAGACCTGCTTCGATGCATCGCGCCGGTCGGCGAGATCTTTGGCGATCTCGCCGCTCGCCTGCGCCGACTCCTTTTTCAGTTTCTGGTACAGCTCCGCGTTCTGCAGGTACGCGGTCAGCGCCGCCTTCACCTGCATGTCGTTGAAGAGGTCGCCCGTCTTCATCGTGTCTTCGAACGCGGCGATCTGCACGCGGCGCTTGTCCAGATCGGACTCGCCGTTTATGCGCGTTGCGGCGTCGGCAAGCTGCTTCGCCTTCGCGGGATCGGTACGCTCGATATACGCGCGCGCGAGAACGAAGGAAGCCTCGAGCGTCGACCAGCCCTTGCCGATCGCCTCACGCATTTTTGCTTCGTAGTCGACGCCGGCCTTTTTGTAGTTGTTCGCGGTTTCATTGGATCCGATTTTCGAGAACCAGTTTTTCAGGTTGTTGGCCGCTTCGTCGGCAGTGCCGGCTGTCTTCATCTGCACCTGCAGCATGGCGCCGAGCTGCGTGACCGAGTCCTGCCCGGTGATGCCGATCTTCTGCATTTCGGCGAGCAGCACCGGAAACCAGCGGGCCATGTCCGCCGACTCGAACGAGCCTTCCTTGCCGAGAAACGCGATCGCCTCGAACGCCCTGGCCATCTGCTTCGGGTCGGTGATCTTCGCGTTCTGCTGCAGCGCCTGGATCATCCGCGCGGTCTCGACCGTGGTCGCGCCCTGACCGATCGCGAACTTCGCGGCAAGCGGTGCGAAGTCGAGCGCGCGGCTCACGTCCATGCCGCCCGCCACCATCTGGTTGACCGCGTCGGCGAGCTCGTTGCGGCCGATGCCGTTATCACGCGCGTCGCGGCGGACGCGCTCGCCCATCGACGCTTCCTGCGCCGTGCGGGCAATGCCCGCCTTGATCGCGATGTCACGGATGATCGCCTGATAGTCCGCCGAGATCGTCGCCGGCACCGCGATCGCGGCCGAGAATTTCACGGCGTCGCCGATCGCAGTCCGCCCGTTTTCGCGGCCGGCGGCGATCCGCTCCTGGCCGGATGCCTTCAGTTCCAGTCCGCGCACAGTGCGACCCAGGCGCGTGTACGCCCGGTCGAGCCGGTCGACCTCGATGCCGTTCTCGCGCAGCGTGCGCAGGTTCGATTCAATCTTCCGGCGGATGCCGTCCGCTGCACGATCGCCCGCCGCATGCAGGCGGCGGAATTCGTCCTGCAGCTTGACCGTCTCGCCGATCGTGCGCTGCCACAGCCGTGTTTCGTTTGCGGCCTTGCGCAGACTCACGATCCGCGAACTTGTCTCGGTGATCGCGCGGCCGAACGTCGCCGACACGGCGCCGCCGATCACGATCCCGAGTGCAATGTCGCTAGCCATCAGATTCCTCCATCCCGTTTCCCCGCTAGTCGGTCAGCCACCAGATCACCTCGTCGAGCGTCATCGCATCGATCGAGGCGGGTTGCACGCCGTGCTCCTTAAGCAGCCGCTTTGCCAGCGCCTTGAGCGTTTTCTGGCTGATTCTTGCCAGCGGATGTGAGGCGAAAGTAGGCATCCTGGACGCGGTGATAGTCACCGAGATCCATGCCCTCCAGGTCGTTGGGCGACACGCCCGCGAGCGCCGCGAAAATAGCCAGTTCCTGCCCTTCCTCGTCGCCTGGCGCGATCTTCTGCGCCGCGCGCATGTCACGCACCTTCGGGCGCCGCAGCGTCAGGGTGTCGCGCACGACGCCGTCGAATGCCACCGGATAGTTCAGTTTCACGGTGACGCTGTCGACGCGATCTTCACTCGCAACATTGCTATCCACATTGCTGTTCATCATTGCCGCCTCCCAAAAAAGAAACGGCGAACCGTGAGGCCCGCCGTTCAGGTTAAAAAGTCACTTTGCCGCGCAGGCGCGGTTACATGCCGATCGCCTTGCGGATCTCGGCGAGCTGGTCGACGCCATCGATGATGCGCACCATGCCGAGCACATCGATCTCGTGCACGACCGCGCCGTCGATCTCCAGCTTGTAGTAGGTCAGCGACACGGTGAACTTGGCGTCGACCTTCTCGCCCGGTTTCCAGTCGCCGCCATCGACCTCGGAGAGCATTCCGCGAAACGTCGCGGCGACCGCCTTCGTCGCGCCCTTGATGTCGCGGAACGCACCGCGAAACACGCCGTTGAATGCGGTCGCATCGGCGAGGCCGAAGAACTTCAGCACGTCGCGCTCCATCGTCGACATCTGGAACGCCGCCTCGAGCGCCTCCATGCCGAGATCGACCTTGACCGGCGCATCCATGCCGCCGGCGCGATGGTCATCGGTCTTGATCTTCAGCTTCGGCAGCGTGCACTGCGTGGCGCGGCCCGCAAAACCCTTGCCGTCGCTGTATACGTTGAAGTTATAAAGTGTTTCCGGAGTCACGCATCACCTCTCAGGTGTTTGGTATCAGGGATTGGTATCGAGCACTTCGGTCAGCCACTGGTTGGTGACCTCGAAGCGGAAGTTGGGGTTCTCTGCCGGCGGCACGTCGGTGAAGCGGATGTTCCAGTACACCTTGCCGTCCTCGAGCTGCGTCGCGGTATTGAGCTCCGGGTCCGCATACACCTCGAAATTGATCAGTGCGCCTTTGTTCTTCAGATCGCGCATGAACGCCTGCAGCCCTTCGGTGACGTCCTTCACGTACGTGGCCGTGATGCCGCGGTCGACCGCCCACTTGTGGCCGGCGAGCACCGCGTCCATCACGATGTCGAGCGTGCGCACGCGCGTGACGAACTTCCATTTGGCGTCGCTTGACAGCGTGCGGTTACCCCACAGGCGATAGCCGCCATCGCGGATGATCGTCGCGATGTTCGCGTTGTTGAGCAGGTTCGCGCGACAGGTCTCGTCGCCGTCGAGGAACTCGATCGGCCGCTTCGTGCCGGTGATATCGGTGATTTCCCTGTTCGACGGCGACGCCCAGAAACCGATGTTCGCGTCGGTCTGGCAGAAGAGGCCCGCCGCATACGACGAAGCCGGCGCATCGACGTCGGTGTTGGCGGCCGTGTCCCACATCGTCGCACCGGGATCAACCATGTACAGCCGCTTGCTGCCGAAGTTCTGCGCGTAGGCGATCGCCGCTTCGTCATCGATATTCGGTCCGTCGATGATGCCGATCGCGCGCAGTTTGCCGGCAAGCGAATCCATCGCGGTCGCAACCGCCTGCGTCGACGAGAAGCCGGGGGCGAGCAGCAGGCGCGGCTGCACGTTGTATTTTGACTTCGCGTCGAGCAGCGACTGCAGGCCGGTGCGTGCACCGCCGGCACTGACGCCACCGATGATCGCCGAGGTGAGCGCTGCGGGCTCACCACCGGCTGCGACGCCGGTGGCGACAATCACGGCCGTACTCTGCGCATAGATCGCGCGGGCCGCTTTGGCAATGGCACTGCCTTCGCCGAACGCGGCGACCGCCTCGCGATAGCTTGTGAGCTGCACCGGCACATTGGGCGCGGCCCGATCCGGGCCGGGCGTATAGGTGTTGACCATGCCGACGATCGACGAACTCGGCACGGCGATGGTGCGCGGCCCGGTGTCGACCAGCGACACGGTCACGCCGTGGAAAAACGAGGTTGCACCCATGAAGGTCTCCAGGGATCAGGAAGATTCAGCCAAAGAAATCAGGCAAAAAATCAGGCAAACAAAAAGCCGCCTGGGCAGGCGGCTTCGGGTGATGGAGCGCGGGGCTCCGGCAACACGCCGGAGCGGCGCTTACGTCACGGAATCGGGCGCACCGGGCGCATCAGGCAGTTCGACGTTCGGCCAGCCGGTTGCGTCGGCGAGGTCCCGCAGCGCCTGGCGATACCGGAGCAGCGCCGTGAACTGCTCGGCCGTGAGTGTCGTGCCGTCACCGATCAGTTTTTCGTCCTGATGCCGGGCGACGAGCCAGTCGGTCGCCGCGAGCGCGCCATCGCGCCTCGCGCGCATCATGTCGGCCTGCTGCGCACGCGTCGGTGGCAGCGGATCGAATAACGCCGGCATGCCGTCAGCGTCGAGCGCGATGCGCCTGCCCTGACCCTGTCCGTTGATCAGTTCCTGCCACAGCGCGTCCGTGATCCCGACGGCCTTCACGGACTCCGGCACCGGACTGTCGACGCTGTCGTAAAAGCCGGTGATCGCGCCCTGCGCGTCGTATGCTGCGAATTTCTGTCCCATGATGTCCCTCAGTACCCGATACTGATCCACGAAATACCCGTTGAACCGGAAGACGCCGTGCCCGCGATCACGTTGAAACTGGTTTTCGTCCCGTTCCCCTGGAAACCCAGCGAGACGGACGCCGCATTCGGCGAGATCACGGTTCCTGTGTTGCCCGCAGCCAGAATGAACGCGTTGGGGTAAGCGACCGGCAGCGTGACCGTCTGCATCGATTGCGTTGCGATCGTGCTGGTGCCCCACTGGAGGATCAATCCGCTAGGCAGCTTCGCATAGCCGTTATTGGCAAGCGACTGCGAGAACGCATTGCGGCGGAACAGGAACGATCCGCTGATGACCCAGGCGCCGGACAGGACGGTAAATACGCAGTCTTCGCCAGGGTTAAGCGTCACGCCCGTGACCAGCCCTGTGCCACTGTCGATCTGGTCCGCGCCCGCCGCGGAAATCGTGACAATCCCGCTCGACGATGTACTGACCTTGCTGCAATGGACGCTTGCCCCGTTAGGCAACCCGGCGATCGGCGGAAGCGTCGCGGCCTGATTGGCCGTGTTGTTGAAAACCACTCTCGAACCGATGTAACTGTTGTCCATCGTCGTCGACGCGACGGTGGCCTGGCCCGAGTGAAGTGGCGAGTATTGAAGCCCGGACTGACTGAGAAACGCCGTAGTCGCAAGCTTCGTGCTGTTGTCGAACTGCGCTGGCGTCGGTCCCCTGGGTGTACCGGTGAAAAGCGGCGAGTCGAGCGCGGCCTTCAACGCGAGTGCGTTCGTCACCGTCGTCGCGAAATCCGGATCGTCGCCGAGCGCATCGGCCAGTTCCTTCAGCGTATCGAGCGTGGCCGGCGAGGCATTCACCAGCGCCGCGATTGCGGCCTGCATGGCGACGAGCGTCGCGTATTGCGGGTGCGGATTGTCTGCGCCCGCGTGCGCTTCCTGCTGCGCCCTCAGATAGCGCGTACGGTTCGCAAGCTGCTTTGCCTGCCGGTTATCGACTCCATCCGGGCCACCCATGACGGGGTCCGACGTTTCCAGCTGATACACACCCTCTTCCCACTGGGCGATTTCCACAAGGTCTGCCATCAGGCGACACTCCCTCTGTTGTATTGTCCATTGCGCATGGCGACGCCGTTATGTCGGACCGGCACCGCCGTGTAGTCGAGCAGGGCGAGCAGGCTGCGCGCGGGCGCGTAGCGCCCGAGCACGGCCTTCAGGCTGTCCGCCTGGTCGCGCGTGACCGGCTGCTGAAGCTTCACGATGTATTCCGCCCATGCGTTCGCGCGTCCGTGCACGTGGTCGCCATTGCGGGTGATCGACCCGTCGCGACGCCGCGCGAGTCGCCCTTCGACCAGCTCGACCTCGCCGAAGCCGAGCCGGCGGATCACCTCCCGCACCGCCCACGGCGTACCCTTCCTGCGGTGCAGTGCAAGGGACCCCTTGATCAGCGCCCGCTTCGCGTCTTCGGATTCGGCCAGCTCCCAGCCGTCGACGGCCAGCGCCCACGCGAGCCACGGCAACCAGCCGGTGGGACACCGGTCCGCATCCCACAGCGTGCGCAGGATTTCGGGATCGACACCCGGCGCCATCACGATCGCGAGCGCCGTTTCGAGCGGCGTCTGGTTGGCCGGTAACAGGGCGTCACGCATAGTCCGCATCGTCCACCTTCATGTTGAGCACGATCGACGTGCAGTTGGCGAACTGCCGCGGCGTACAGAGAACGTGCGCGGACGGCGATCGCAGATCGACGTCGATCACGCCGGAATCCGGTGGATGCAGCGCACCGTAGATCGCGGACAGCGACATGCCGACGCCCAGCTTGCGGGCACTGGCGATCGCCTTCTCCAGTGCTGCGCGTCGCGCTTCGAAAACGGCCTCACCGCCTGGACCGCTACCGACATGGACGTCCGCCTCGACGGCGAAATCGACGCGCTCGCCGGCTGTCACCAGCACCTCGTCGTTCAGCGGCCGGACGTCCTCGGGTGAGACGGCTGCCGTCACGGTGCCGATCAGCGCCTGGTCGGGCACGCCATCGCCCACCGCCGACAGCAGCGTCAGGCGCACGACGCCCGCCTCCGGACGATCCACCCTGACGTCCAGCACGTCCGCCGAGGCATTCATGGCCAGCGCAACGTAACTGCCGGATGGACCGGCCACCGTCGAGCGTTCGATCGACATCTGCGTGCGCAGCTTCAGCCGGTCGTCGCCTTCGAGGGTCGGCTCGACCGGCGGATTCGCATCTGCATCGCCAGGATCGATGGTCGCCCGTTCGATGTCGAGCAGCGCCGCGAGATGCTCGAGATCGGCACCGGTCGAAAACGCCAGCATCACCGCGCGTGCGGCGTCATTGACCCGCGCACGGAACCGCACTTCGCGGTAGGCCGCAAGCTCGATCAGCTTCACGACGGGGTCCGACTCGAGCGCCGCGCTCCAGTCGGGGTAAATGCTTCTGAAATGCACGAGCTTCTCCTGATAGATATCCTCGAAGTCGAGCGTGTCGACCAGATCCGGCGGATCGATCGCACTCAGATCAATGGTTGTCACGTGGTCACCTCGAAAACTGCGTCGTCGCCTTCGTAGACGCCCTGAATGCGGAACGTCACCCGGCCGTCAACGATCGATGCGACCGTGACGCGGGAGACCCTGATGCGCGGCTCCCAGCGCCCGATCGCGCGGGCCGCTTCCGCCTGCGCCGAAGAAATCCAGCCGCGCGTTACCGGCAGATCGACCATGCGGGGAATCTCGGAGCCGTACTCGGGCCGCTCACGTCGTGTGCCCTTGCGCGTCGAGAGGATGTCGCCGATGCTCTGCTTCAGGTGCGCGATACCGGTGACCGGTTTGCCCGTCTGACGGTCCATGCCGACCAGCGCCGTACCCGCGCCCATCGTCAGGAACCGTCCGCGACGCGTTCGAAATCGGGATGGCGCTCGAGTGCCGACACGTGTTCCTGCGTGGTAGCCGTTACGTGACTCTTTTCGACGGCAAGCGTGGTGCCATCGGCAAACACCAGCGTGCGCGACCTGAATGCCCTGTCACGGAAAGCGATGGACACCCTGTCGGCAGCGACGGTTGCCGCGGCGAGCCGGGCAGGCAACGGATTGTCTTCATCTTGCGGCATATCGAAACTCCAGCAAAAAGGCCTCGCGCGAAGGCGAGGCTAAAGTAACTTTTCACGAACGCTTCGAACGTAGCGCCCTACTCTTTCAAGGGTGGATCCGTCGGCGCACCCTCCTGCTTCACCATGTGTATGTGATCCGGCAGCGAAACGCCCTTCGATGTCACGGTGCCGGTGAAGTTGGCGTCACCGTCGATCTCGGATGCAGGACCGCCCGCCGAATTGCTGCCGGTCATGCCGCCCTGGAACGTCAGCCGCTTCTGTGTCGTGCTGTTGCCGGTGAAGGTTGAATCCGGTGCATCGACGAGCAGCTTCGGCGCGCTCTGCGTGATGCCGTCCGCCGTCAGTTCCATCTGCGTGTCACCGATGCGGAAAACGATCCGGCCACCAGCGGGAACCGACAGCACATATTCGTGCGCATCGTGGTCGTAATGCTCATGCGCGCCGTCCGGCCAGTCGGTCGCCGTCAGGTTCGCAGCATTGCCGTTTGCCCCGCCATGCGTGTCGCTATAGAAGCCGGCCAGCACGAATGCGCCGGCAAGCGTGCCCGATGGCGCCAGCACGATGGCCTGCTCGCCGACCGAGGGCGGGCACCACGTCCTGACCCGGCCCGCCGCAAACGTCTTCCATGGCAGCAGGGCGCTGACCCACTCGCCGTTACGCACCCGGCAGCGCGGCGGGTCGTACTGGACATCGTCGATATAGCCCGCCTGCACGATGCTCGCTATCAGGCGATCGATCTCGCCAATCTCGTAGTCGCTCATCTGGCTATCCTTCGGACGGATCGTGTGCCGGATCCAGGTACTCCGCGCCAGGCGCCGTGCCCGTATCAGGATCGACGCCCCACAGCACAGCGGAGCCCGCGGCCGGAAACGGCGCGGCGACATCGCCGAGATCAAACTCGTGCGTCCACTCGACGAGCCAGACGAGATACGCGTCGAGTTCCGGCTTGAACGGATCGTCGCCGATTTGCACCAGCCTCGCCGGCGTCACCGGCACACCCCACGTCTGCGCGTGCACCGCACACGCGATCCGCGCGGCCAGCTCGCGCACCGCGAGATCCGCGTGGGCGCCAAGCGGATCACAGATCGCCCGCGCCTGGAAGCGCCCGACCAGCGACGTCTGTCCGGTGCCGGGATCATGTCCCGGTTCCATTTCCGACATTTCTACTGCAATGCTGGGCGTCGGAATCTTCCGGCCGATGCGCGGATAGGCGTCGATCGGTGAGATATCGGGCAGTGCGGCGCGCAGGCCCGCGATCATCGCGTCGTGCAATGTTTTCAGGTTATCGGGCACGCCGGACTCCTCCTATCGCCTTCTGGATTTCGTAGTTCACTTCCTGCCGCAGTATCACCATCAGCCGCGCCTCGCACATCTGCGCCGCACGACGGAACGCCGGGTCACCGGTCTTCGACCAGTTCACTGTCACGACCTCGAACGGCGTGCGGGCCTTGCCGGTTCGCTGGTAGATCGGCCCGTCCGGTTTGGCCTTCGTCTGCCGCCATGCGCCATCGAAGGTGAAGCGCCCCGCCCGCATGCCCTTTTTCGTTTCGCGTACGGAACCCAGCCGGTGGGCTTCAACGGGATTCAGCCCCAGCCAGACCTTGCCGGTATCGGCCGAACGCATGAAGAAGTACAGCCGGCTGCGGATCACCTTCTGCGGGATCTGCGTGCCGCGGGAGACTTCCTTGCCGGTCTGGCTCTTGATCCACGCGGCGGTCTTGCGCAGCGTGCGGCGCCACGCGCCCTGCATGGCGGACGGTGACAGTCCCTGCAGCGCGGCGGTCACTTCCCTGATGTCGATCTCGACTTTCATTGCATCCATCGGCGTGCCTCATCAACGGGGCCTTAGCAGCAGCACGGTCCACCCCGTGCCGTCGGGTTGCAGTTCGAACACGACATATTCGTCGGCGCCAACCGTCGCGATGCTGCCCTCACGGATCGCAACGGCATCGGCCTCGCGCACACTCACCTGCGGATGCTCGAGCTGCGTGCGCTGCCGGCCGAGATCCGGACCGAGCCAGGGCGCGGCGAACATGCCGCGCAACGGCTCGCCGTCGACGGTGATGTCGTCGTCGGCCAGGTCGCGGATCACGGCGTCGTCGAGATCCGCGACCAGATCACGGAACGCCATACGTGTCTCCTCAGGCCGTCAGCCTGATAACAGCCTTCGGACGCGTGCAGAGATGAATCGGATTCGACTGCGCCTCGATCTCGACGCCCTTGCCGAAGTCCATCAGCTCCTGCTTCGCGTAATACGGCAGACCGGTCGTGTTGACCGCCTCCACATAGTCGGCCGGCGCAAAGCGCGTGATGAAGAGATCCGGCACGCCTTCCGGCACCGCATGTGCTTCATCGTCAGCAACGTAGCCCACGTCACCGACGCGACCGCGATAGCGCTCGAAGGTGCAGCCGCCGATATCGAACGCGTCACGCGTATCGCCGCGCAGGGACGCTGCCATCGCTGTGGCAAGGTACGTTTCCTTGACCGTCTTCAGAACGATCAGCGCGTTCCAGAATTTCCGGCCGCAGAGGACGCGTGCGCCGGTAAACGGAATGTTGCCGAGTGCGTCTTCGATCGCGTCGAGCACCAACTGGCACTTCGTGCGGATCTCGGTATCAGCCACCTTATCGAGCTCGAAGTCGATCACGGTCTGCTCGATGTCGAATGCCTTGAGCAGATCCACGACGACCGATTTGCCGTCCGCATCCAGAATCTGCCCCTTGATCGCGCCGATCCGGTGGAATTCGTGCGTCGCGTCGAGCTGCCGGCGCATTTTGCCGAGCCGACGATTGACCACCGTCGTCAGCGCTTCGAGTTCGGTCTCCGAGCCGAATGCGCGCAGGTTCTGGATTTCGTCGGCGCCGATGGTTGCGCGTTGCGGCAGGTGCACCGTATTGAACGGCAGCATCTGACGCTTGCTGCCGACGACAACGCTGGCCGACGAGCCACGAATGCCAGCCGGAACCAGTGCGAGCGTGTCGCCGTCCTTCTCGATCTGGACCACCGTCGTCGTGATGCCCTGCTCTTCGAACAGGCCCAATGCCGCAAGCCGGCTCGGCACGAATGGCTGCTCGTTGATCGCAGCGCTGAGCGACGACAGCGAGAATGCATCGTCGTTGAAAAGGGCGATATCCGCCATAAAGACTCTCCTGAATAGCTGTGACGCCGCCGTCGCGATTCAACAACGGCGAAATGGTCGAAACGATGGCGCGGTCTAGCGCACGATCACGTAGTGAGCAGCGAGGTCACTGCGGGCCGCGGCATCGAGGCCCGTGAGGCGCGCTTCCGCAACCTCTGCGAGGCGAACAATGCCGACCGTGGGGCGCGGGTCCCCGGATGCGGGCAGCGGCGCGTACAGGATCGCCGTGACGATTTCGGAACCGTCTGCCGCGGTGTTGTTGTACGGCGCATATTCGCCGGTTCCGAGTGTGCCGAGCAGTTGCCCGGCGGGCAGCGCATCGCCCTTCGCAACAACGATGCGCTCACGCGAGATCTGGCCTTCGCCTTCGGAGAGAAGAAACTCGCCGGTCAGCGTGCCCTGGGTCTTGATGGTCATACAGCAGCTCCTTTCTGCGCCTCAATAGCGCCGTTATCAAAGTGACTTTGCGACGCCCTGACGGGCGGCGTAGATGGACGATGCTTTCGGACCCGTGGAGGATCGGCCTGCATCGTTCGGGGCCGGCTGCTGCCGGTTATTCACACGCGGCTGGGACTGCGTGACACGGTCGAACAGTCGCGCGCGCACCTGGTCGGGATTCAGGCCATCGCCCACAAACTGCGCGGTCAGTTCCGGCAACTTCGCCGCAAGGCACAGCCCCGCGATGTCGGTTGCGTCCCGGATCGCCGCATCGATCGTTGCGCGATCCTTCAGCGCGGTAAGCGTTACGATGCTTTCCGCGCACATGGACAGGTTGGCCGCGCGGCAGGCGTTGAACACGTGCGCGGCCAGTACACCCGGTTCTTCACGCACGGCAACTGGGCCCGGATCCTGTGGCGCGGGCGCAGGCGGGTTTTCTGCAGGCGAAGCGGGTTCGGGGGAAATCGGCGCCGGCGGATCATTGACCGGTGGGTCATTGGACGGCGGGTCAGCGGGCGGCGACGACGGCGCATCACTCTCTGCCTCGACCAGCGCCTGCACCGGCTCCGGCGAGTTTTTGAAACGGGCAAGCAGGCCTGCCGCGTTGGTCGACGCCGCGAGTCGCACCGGCTCCTCGATCACGTCGCAGAAGCCAAGCGACTGCGCTTCGAGCGCCGTGAGCCACGTCTCCGCATCCATCATCGCGGTCAGCTCCTCGTCCGTCTGGCCGCTCTTGCGCCGGTACGCCGCGAGAATCCCGTCGCGCGCCTTGTCCATCATGTCGGCCGTGCTGCGAAGATCCGCCGCCGAACCGAGCGCGATCGTCCACGGGTTGTGAATCATCAGCATCGCGTTTTCAGGCATCACGACCTGATCGCCCGCCATCACCACCAGTCCGGCGGCGGACGCGGCCACGCCATCGACGCGCGCAGTGACCTTGCCGGCGTACCTTCGCAGCGCGTTGTAAATCGCGAAGGCGTCGAACACATCGCCACCCGGCGAATTCACGGCGACGATTACCTCTGTCGCACTGGCCGCCGCGGTGTCGAGCTGCGCGATGAAGGTCTTCGCATCAGTGCCCCAGAATCCGATCTCGTCATAGATCCGGATCTCGGCGACGGCCGCGCCCTGCGCGTTCGTCATCGCCCGGATGTCCCACCACTTGCGGTTTTTCATCTACGGTTCCTGCCTTTGAATGTGCGTATCGGGCACCCCATCACCCGCGATGTCGCGCGAGCGGGGATCGGTGTCGTAACGCAGGCCAAGCGCATCGGCCCGCGCGTTGTCTGCCGCGTTTTCTCCATCGACCTGTTCGGGGTCTTCGCCCTGTTTGAGGATCGATGCCGAGCGGCTCGTCAGCCCCGAGCGGATCGCGAGCTTCTGCGCATTGACGTCCTGCACCGGGTGGATATACGGCCAGCCCTGCGGCACCCAGCGCACGCGCAGGTATTCACGGCGCGTACGATGGAAGTCCGGCATCGGCATGGCGCCCGACAGTGCGCACGCGTCAACCCACCACGCCCATGCGCGGCGGCAATACTGGTGAATGAAGATGTTCCACTGCAGCTGCTCGATCGAGCGCCGGAATTCGTTGAGCAGCACCCGCAGCACGCGGTCGCCCACTTCACGCAGGTCGCCGGTGAGAATCTCGTACGGCATGCCCACCGACGCAGCGGCGGCCATCAGCTGCTGCCGCATGAACGGGCTGTAATCGGCTCCGGCACCGGGTGGCGTGGCAAAGCGCATGTCCTCGCCGGGCGCCAGTTCCTGCACCGTTCCGGGTTCCAGTGACACCACCGGCGAGAAGCCGTCCGAGTCGAAAACCAGCCCCTCGCCCGTCACCGGATCACCCACGAGGCCCGGCTCCGCGTTCGGCTTGACGAGAAAGCCCGCGAACAGGTTGCTGATCTCCTGCCGGAACAGCACCGCGTCGTCGAAGTTGTCGAGCGAGTGCAACCGCAGCAGCACCGTCGACAGTTCGGGCACGCCGCGCACCTGCCCGGCGCGCAACGGCTGGAACACGTGCGCCACGTCGTCCGCGGAAACCGGCACGGTCATGAGACCCCCACCCGTCATCCGGCTGTATTCGCCCGGGTGACGACGCAGCAGGTGATAGGCAACCCGTCGGTCATCACCGTCGTATTCGACGCCGTTGATGATCTCGCCGCCATCCGGCCGCAGTTCATTCTTTTCGACCGGCAGCAGGTCACCCTCGAGCACCTGAAGCTGCAGCGGCACCGGCAGCCCGTCATCGGGGTGGCGCATGCGCCGGCGCACCAGCACCTCGCCGTCGCCGAAGAACGCCCGCGCGGCGAGCGTCTGCTGTCCGTAAAAATCGAGCAGGCCGTCCGCGTCGGACTCGCCGACCCAGTCGTCCCACAGCTGCTTCTGCTGTCGCCGGACAGCCGGGTCAGGATGTTGCGGATGCGGCTGGATACCCGTGCCGATCGTGTTCGACACCAGCCGCGCGATCGCCGTCTTCGCCCACGGGTCATTGCGGATCGCATCGCGCGCGCGGCTGCGGATGAGCGGCAGGTTCTGCACTGCCGCCGCATTCGGTCCGGCGCCTGACGTCTGCCACGACCGGGCGCGTGCGCCAGCGGAGCTGGCGGCTTCATAGGCCGCCGCTTTCAGACGGGTCGGCATCACGAAACCGCGCTTTGCGAGTGACGGATAGGAAGGCTTCATCGCACCCCCTTGCCGTCGTGCCGAAGACGGAACACGCGCGAGCGCGGATTCGCCCGATCGAGCGCGCGCACGATCTCGGTCTGCGCTTCACGCAGTTCCGCGATCGACCGGTAACGGACCTTGCGGTCCGCGTACTGGACCTCGAGCTCGCCCTTCGCAATCGCGGACTGGACGCGGGCGAGATCCGCCGCTGTGTAAGCCATACCGTGCTCCTGTGATGTGCTTCTATCGGCGCTTCAGATACGTTGACCGCGCGGTTCGCCGGCCCTGAATGCGCGAAACCCCGCTTGGAGGCGGGGTTTCGGGTGTGTTGCTGGGCGCGGCGATCGGCACCGGTGGATCCGGCGGCGGCTCGATGTCCGCGACGCCCGGCAGGCCGGTAGCGACCGGCACCGTATCGAAGAGAGAAGCCTGCGACAGGCGATGCTGTTCGAGCATCCAGTGCGCTTCGGTCATGAGGTGGATCTTGACGCTGCGCGCCGCGTGCAGGGCGTAGACCTCGCAGTCGAGCGCCTCGTTACGCGCACCGGCCTTCTTCTGCCAGATGCGTTTGCTGCCGATTCGCCCCGGCACCTTCACTTCCGCGGTGAGCTGCTGCAGATAGTCGCCGCGCACGCCCTTGTACCAGTGCATGCGGCCCGGGCCGTCGCCTTCGAGTTTCAGCCGGTTGTCGAGGATCAGATCCTTGGCCTTGCTCACACCGACCATGTACGGCCGCAGCCCGTACTTCGCGGCCTTGCTGTTGTTGCGCACCGAGTCGACCGGCGCCTTCGGCACGCTGAATATCTCCGCATCGATCTGCTTCGCGCCCTTGATCGCCATGATGTTGATGCCACGCTTCTGCGCGACACGCACATAGCGGTAGACCGCATCTGACGTCGAGCCGTCCGACGAGTCGATCGACGCGGCCTTTGCGCGCAGCACCCAGCCGTTCGCATGCCGGTAGCCCTGCGTGAGCAGATCGGTCAGTGCGCCCCAGACGCCGCCGACCATCGGATCGGTGCCCTGCTCGAGCACGTTGCCGTAGATTTCGTCCCACAGCACCAGCCAGCTTTCTTCGCCACGGCCCCACGCGCGCAGCACGATCGCGATCCGGTCATGCTGCACGTCGATGCCGGCGGTGAGCACCAGTGCGCCGGCCGGCACGGTGAAGACGTCATAGTCGAGCGCACGCTCCGCGAGCAGATCGATCTCGGGAATATCGCTCTCGTACTTGTAGGGGCGGCCCTCGGTGTTGTTGACGAACGATCGCATCTTCGTATCGTCGCCCGCGCGCAGTGCTTTTTCCGCGACGAGCCGCTTCTTGACGAGCTCCGCGAGTCGCGAGCCGGGAAACGGCGACACGAGTTCGTTCAGACGGAAGCCGGCGACGCCGTGAAATGCGGCGGTTGCAACCCACTGCCCGCGCCGCACGGCGCGAAAGCGCGCTGTGTCGTCCCACAGACTGCCGCAGAACGGGCACGCGTAACGCGCGGACTCGGGCGTGGCCAGCCCGAACACCTCGTGCGGCGCTTCGGCATTCTCGGTCCACGTGACGTTGTCCCAGGCTAGTTCGTGCTCTTCGCCACAATCGGGACACGGCACCAGATACCGACGCTGGTCCGACGACTCATAGGCCTGTGCGATCCGCGAGAACCCGTCGATCGTCGGCGTGCCGCCAAAGATCACCTTGCGGCGGCTGTCGGAGTAGCTCTTGTTGCGCTCCTCGAGCAGCGTGATCGAATCGCCCTGCTCGCGAACGTTCTGGTTCGCGTCATCCGGCTCTTCCACTGCAACCACTGGCGCCGGCGTCGACTTCACATCGTCCGGTGCGTTCGACGTGATGAATTTGAGAAAGCCCCGGGCGAACGTCTTGTGATCCCACAGGTTGTTCTTGTCACGGCCCGCATGCACCGGCAGTTTCGCGGACAGGCGCGGCGTCACCTCGACCATCGGCTCGAATTTTTCGAGGTTGAATTTCTTCGCCGACTTCTCCTTGGCGAACATGATGATCATCGGGCACGGATCGATGTCGATACGTCGCCCGACGTAGTTCAGCAGAACACCGTCCGTCCACGCCACCTGTGCGGACTTCATGCATACGACCTTCTGCACGCGCGGATCGTCGAGCGCGGCGTGCATACCGTGCACCCACGGCGTGATGTCCGGGTTGTACTTACCCGGGCTCGCTGCCGCCTTCGCGCTCAAACGGCGATAGCGCCTCGCCCAGTCCGTCGTCCCGATCTTCTCGGCCGGCGTCAGCAGCTTCGCCAGGCGCCGGATCACTGCGCGCACGGTCGGGGTCGTATCCAGCCAGCTGCTCGAGACATCCATTGATGTGTTCATTCAACAACTCGACATCGACGTCGACCCCATAGAGCGTGCGCATCTCCTGCGCGATCTTGTCCGGCAGCGACAGCAGGTCCGACTGGAACGCGCCGACCATCTGGCCATAGGCGCGTTCCAGCTGCTCGGCATTGACGAGCTGCCCCTTCTTCTCCGCGAGCGTAAGGATCTTGATCTCGCGCTCCACACGCTCGGTCATCGCGCGCTCGGTGGCAAGGTCGTATCCGCCGTCGCCGACCCGACCAGACGCGATACCACGAAGATGCCGGATGTACTCGACGCGGATCTCGTCGATCGATGCCTGCCGGTAGTCGATGCCGAGCTTGTCGACGAGGCGCGAAACTGCCGACTGGTCGAGGTCCAGGTGGTCGGCGATCTGCTGTTGGGTTGGCATGAATATGACCCCCCCTGGGGAATCACCAGTAGAGAAAAAACGCGGGTGCGAGCCCCCGTGTGCCTGAGGCCTATAGGGTCCCCTGCGCATTTTTTGCGCAGCATCCGCAAGATCGGGCCGGCACGGGCAATGGCACGCGAGTCGTTAGAAACCAACGGTCAAACGCAAAAAAGCCCTGACGCTTGCGCGCTCAGGGCTTGCTTGACCTGCTACCTACTGAAGTCGCTTTCTATCGACGTAGTGCAGCCCGGCAAAGGCCGCGCGCACTCGGTAGAAACCGGATCAGATTGTGGAGCGGAGTTTAGACGACCTATTTCGTTTCCGCAAGAGGTTCGGACTGCAACCGATCGATAATCGACTGCATCGACACGAACTCGCGTTTCGGCTCGAGAAGCTTTTCGCCGAGAGATCGGCGTGCATGTGCGAGCGCTAAGTCGAACACTGTCGCCGGCCGTACCTTCAGACCAAGCCGCCGGCAGATGACGAACGGCGGCTTATGCCACACGTAGTGCATCTGCAACAGTCTGCGGTCCAGTGGCATGAGCGTGCGCATCGCCACCTCAACGCGGTTTGCATCCGCAAGATCAAGCGTCGAACTGACGCTGCGCCCGGACACGCCCGGAAAGTAGATGCTCGCGACGAGCGAATCACGCCCACCATCCCCACCACCGCAACTCTGAGCACGCGCCCAGTTGATCAAACGTTCTTCGAGATTCATGCGTCTTTTTCCCCAGGTCAATCTTCGTAAAGGCCGATGTGCTGCCGGCAATAGCCGCGCCGCGTTGAGCCGGCGCCGATGATGGTCGTGGCGGCATGCGTGCAGCGGCAGCCGTTCCCGACGTGAGCACAGACCCGATCGTCAGCCGCACTCGCGGGTTGCGACGCCGCATTGGCGGCCTTGGCCGTCAGCGCGTCATTGCGACGACGGCGCAACTCCTCCCAGTTCTTTCGCAAACGCGCAGGCGATGTGATGACCTTCGCCCAGAACCTGTCACGGTCCGCCCACGCAAACAGCCGCGCGATGTCCTGCATGTCACGACCGTCTACTGCCTGCATCGCCTCGACTTCTCGCGCCCACTCGACAAGGTCGGGCAATGCAAAGTCATGCAGACGTGCCCGGATGCGCTCGAGCATCCAGCGCGCGAGCGACATCGCACCTTCGTCCGGTTTTTCTCTCTGAACGCCCTTACCTTCGTTAACCGCTAAGGGTTGAGATAGAGAGGGTTTACTTGTATTTCTGTTTACTGGTTTATTAGTAGGAACGTGGTTCCGGTAACTTTCCGGATTGGCCGCCGGCAAGGGCTCTGCGCCCGGCGCTTCGGAACCACGTTCGGCCAGTTCCGCAGGGTTACCGGAATATCGTTCCTGATTGCCCGATTCCTGCGCAACTTCGGAACCACGTTCGTCCAACTCCACAGGGTTACCTGAACGTGGTTCCGGATTGGCCAACATCGCAGCATCGTCCGCGAGATCGAAATCGATGGCATCACGCTGACGGCGCGCGACGTCCTCCGGGATCGACAGTCGATAGTGCGCATGCGCCCAGCGACGCGCCGGCCTGCGCGACTTCCAGCGCGTCAGCCATCCATTGCGCTCCGCGACGTCGAGGTGATTGCTGACGCAACGCTCCGAGAGGCTCGCCTTCTCGGCGATCGTTTCGACAGACGGCCAGCAGGTGTCGTCCATCGCATTGGTGTACTCGGCGATCACGAACAGCACCAACTTGGTGGTCGACGGCAGTTCACTGCCCGTCATCGCACGGCGCCAGGTGAAGAAAGGGGACACGGTGGTCATAGATCAATATCCTGAACCCGGGTCGGCAAAGTTTTCGAACCGGGTTATTGCGTTCTGGAATGCGAGTCGCACGGTGCCGATCGGCCCGTTGCGCTGCTTCGCGATGATGATCTCCGCAGTGCCGCGATCGGCGCTGTCAGGGTTGTAGACTTCGTCGCGATAGATAAACAGGATGACGTCGGCGTCCTGTTCGATTGCGCCGGACTCGCGCAGATCGGACATGACAGGACGTTTGTTTGGGCGTTGCTCAAGGCCGCGATTCAGCTGCGACAGCGCGACGACAGGCACACGCAGTTCCGTTGCGATCTGCTTGAGCGAGCGTGATATCTCGCTCACCTCGGCCGCGCGCATGTCCGAATTGCCGCCATCGCCCGACATCAGTTGCAGATAGTCGACGACTACAACGCCAAGCCGGCCGCACTCGCGGTGCAGCCTGCGCAGCCGGCCCTTGAGCGTTGAAGGCGTCAGCGAGGCGCCCTCGAGCACGTGGATCTGCGCGTCTGCCATCAGTTGCACACCGTGCGTGATGCGCGGCCAGTCGTCGTCCTCGAGCGTGCCGGTGCGCAGGCGGTGCTGATTGACGCGGGCCGTCGACGCGAGCATGCGCATCGCAAGCTGCTCGGCGGGCATTTCCATCGATACGACCGCAACGGGGAGACCGAGCTGCATCGCCACGTATTCGCCGATGTTCATGGCGAAGGACGTTTTACCCATTGAGGGCCGGCCGCCCACGATGATGAGCTCGCCTTCGTGCATGCCGTCGAGCCGGCTGTCGAGATCGACAAAGCCCGTCGGCGTGCCGGTCACGCCACCCTTGTTTTCCCTGTGGAAAAGCTCGTCGATCCTTTCAATGACTCGTGTTAGCGCCGGCACCAGCGGCTTGAACTCGTCGTCCTTGCGGCGATCGGTGTCGGAGAGCCGCAGAAACGCGGACTGCGCGTGATCGACGATCTCCGATACCTCGCGTCCGGCGGTGTTGTGACACATATCGATCACCTGCATCGCCGCGCGACGACAGCCGCGCAGCATTGACCGGTTTCGAACGATCTCCGCGTATCGCGCCACGTTGGCCGCGCCCGGCGTCGACTGGACGATCTCATTGAGGTACTGCAGCGGCTGTTTGATCCGAGCCCCGGTCGCCTGCAGACGCTCAAACACCGTAATGGCATCGGCCTGCTTCTGCCCGAGGATCAACTGCGTGATCGCCCGGAAAATCAGCCGATGATCGGATACCGTGAAATCGTCTTCAGCCAGCAGCTGGCCGATCCGATCGTACGCGCTGTTATCGAGCATGAGTGCGCCCAGCACAGCCTGCTCGGACTCAGTCGATGCGATAGGCGCGTGCGCTTCCAATGGGTCATGTGCACCCATGTATTCCCCCGGTGAGCGAAACGCGACTTACTGTCGATTGATGCTGGCCGCAGCGCGTGCGGTCGTGATCGTCTGCTCGATCTGACGCTGACCGTCGCGCCCGATCCGTTCGATCGCCTCAACTTCGCGAGGATCGATTACGCCATCGGATGCGGCGCGCCGAACCTCCTCCGCGAGGCGGCCGGTTTTGTCGCTCACGCCGAGCGCAGCGGTGACAAGCGCAGTAATACCCTCCTCCGGATCAGGCCGCTGATTCAGCGCTGCCACCAGGCCGAAGCGCGCATTGAACGCGTGCACGGCATCGAGCGCGTGCGGCTGGTTTTTCTCAAGCATCCATTCGACGAGCAGCTCGAACATTTCGCCCGAGATCCGGGCGCCCTCCACTTCGCGCAGTTTCAGACGAAGCGATTCGCCAGTAATGCGGATGCCGCGACGGTCGGTAAGAAAGCGCGCGGCATCCTCAACCTTTCCCGGCGTTTTCAGCACTGAGGTGTAGAGCACATCGGTCCATGTTGTATCGCTGTATCGGCAGGTCACGCTAACCCCTTGTGGATAACTGTTTTTCATGCTGTTTACGCACGCACTGTTTTCATACGATGCGTCCATCAACAACAAACGGTGAAGCAAATGAACAAGCAAGGGAAAAGGCCCGGCACGGCGAGGCGCTCGTTCCTCGCTCGAAAAACCAAAGAGGTGATCTACGCCCATATCCAGTCGCGGCGATCCGAATTGGCATTTGCGACTTTCATGGCACGACTGGTTCAGCCAGCCGGTCCGCACAGGGAGTCGCAACCAACGGCGTCACCGACGTCTATATAAAAGTCGGCTACCGGTCCCGCCGCGGGCAGTACCTGGACGATTTGCTGCGCGCGGCGAAGCGGGACGCCATGGGCGAGCCAATAGCTGACGTGCTGTTGTTTCACGTTGGGCGCAACTCGTTGTAGCGCGCTTGCCAGCGCAGCCTGCGTACCCGCAAGACCAATTGCCCGGACCAGTCCAAGACTTCGCACTTTGTTACCCGCTCGTTCAGAGGCGCCCAGCATAACAAAGCTTGTTTGTTGATTCAACAAATTAAGTGTGTTTGTGGGGCACAAAATTTATTTGTATTCTCAGCGCATGAACCTCGCCCACAACCTCCGCCGCGCTCGCGAAGCACTTGGACTCTCCCAAGCCGACCTGGCGCAAGAAGCGACCAAGCTTTCGCAAAAGCCAATCAGCCAGCAGTACATCAACAATATCGAAACGGGGAAATCACTGCGGCCTCGGGAACTTGACGCAATCGCCCGAGTGCTAGGCGTGACGTCGGCGCGGCTCACATTCGGCGAAGTGCAGGCAGACGGCGGCGAGTCAGCCGAACGTCAAGAACAAAAAGGAGGCGTACTCGTATGGGAGACGCCCGAAGACCTACCCGAGGATTCCGAAAGAGTGTGGATTGACAAGTATGAGTATCATTTTTCGGCGGGCAACGGGGCCATTCAGTGGGAAGTACGGGAAAAGAAGGCTTTACCGTTCAATATGTCGTTCTTCCGCTCAATCGGCTCAAAGCCACAAGACTGCAAGTTACTGGTCGTCCGCGGCGACAGCATGGAGCCCTTCCTGTTTCATCGCGACGTGTTCATGATCGACGAAGCGAAGACGCGGGTGTCAGATGGGGGAATCTACGCGGTCCATTTTGAAGACGAGGCCCTCGTGAAGCAGGTCTTCAAAGAATCCGGCGGCGGCGTACGCCTGCATTCCTACAATCCGGCATTCCCGGATCGATTTATCCCCGCGACCGAGATGGGCCTGCTCAGGATCGTTGGAAAGCTCGTTTATCGATCTGGGGCAGGCCCGGCCACGTAATTACGGGCGGTAGGAAAGCAGGCGTCGACCGTCACAACAAAGTAAATTTGTTGATGTAACCAATTTTGTTTGTTATTCTCCAACCAACCTAGTTTGTTGGAGAGTCACATGTCGTCGTACCGCTGCTACTACCTTATGAAGGGCGATGAGCCGAGTCCGCTCACGCCCTTCATCCAACTCAAAGCCACCCACGCAATCTACGCGGCGCATCTCGCTATGCGTCTGACGGGCTGCGCGCGCGTGATTGACGTCATTCGCGTTCAGGGCTGAGCAATGAGCAGCCACAGCCCCGCAATTGGCCAGCGCCTCACGAACGGCGAGCTGGCGGCCTTCATTCAGCGGCCACGCCGAACTGAACAATACGAGAACTCCCTGCGGGACTGCTATCAGCGTACTCGCTCGTTCGCCGGCGCCGTGCTCGCCGCAGGCATCTCTCTGGCGTTCGGACAGCGGGACACGCGATGAAAAAACCGCTTCCGCTCTGGCAGATCTGGTTAATCGCCGCACTCGTAACGTTCGCCCTCGCCGCGGTCGATTCCGAGGACGACGGTGCTCCGGTCGTTCGCGCTGCGGCGCCCCGGCAAATCTGAGGCGATGGTCATGGACAAGAGCCACCTTCCCCGGCACCTGCTTCGCGTCGAATGGCAGCTGCTGCACATGGTGGGCAATTTCGACACGGCCATCCAGAAACCCGAGGTCCGGCAGACGCTCGAATCGTCGGCGCGCGCCCGCGAGCTCCGCGAACAGCGTCGCCTTCGTGAACGAGGCGACGTGAAGCGTCGCGCCAGCGGCGATTTCGACGACTGACCATGATCCGATATCACGTCCGTTGTTGCCACTGCGCGACTCGTCGCTGCCTGCGCAGACACCCCGACCAGTTCGCCCGTTTGCCGCGCTGCTCCGTTTGTGGCCGGCGCACCTACCGGCTCGACCGCTGGATGAACCGGCGCGATACAACGAAGACGCGGTGCGATTGCGAAGGCTACTGGTTTCCGCATCGCCGGGGCTCTCTTTTCTGCTGGTATCGCAGCGATGGCACCGGCCGCTTCCCCGGCGACACAGACTTCGCCGATCGCAACTACGACGGCCTCGCGGCCTGATGACCAACCATGCCAAACATATCGCAACTCGCCGGCATGCTGCCGCGCGATCCAAGGTTTCGCGAGTGGCTGTCGTCCGCGTCACAGGTCGAACAGCTAACGGCCGAAGAAGCGGCAGAAATCATCCGCACCGTTTGCGGAATCGACAGTCGCCGGGCGCTAGCGACCGACAAGGCTGCGGCAGAACGCTTCCACAACCTTTTGCGCCGCCCGTTCGTCGAGTGGCGCTCACAGCAGCACTGACTCTTAACCTCTCCGGAGATAGGCAAATGTCCCTATTTGCATCGCTGTACCCGCTTGCCCAGAAAACGACGCTCACCCTGCTGATTACGGCCGAAGGCGACCAGTTGCGCGTGAACGTCACGCCGCGCGCCAAGGATGACGTCAAAGGCGAAAAGACACTCTATCCGCTGTCGATCCTCGCCACTCCCGACGAACTCGATCGCGATTTCGCAGAGGCTGTCGCGATCTACGAGCCGAGTACGCAATCGGTACTCGACCAGGCACGCGCAGCGAGCGAGGCCAACGGAACGGGCAAGTCCGCGCCGGCACCCGCCGCAACGAAGGGCAAGCCGGGACGCAAGGTACGAAGCGGATCGGGCGATGCAGCCGATTCGAACCAGCCGCCGGTGGCCACTGACAGGGTCGAGCAGGAGGCGCTGCCCGTCGACCCGCGGCAGACCGCGATTCCCGGCCTCGACAGCGAAGCAGCCGCCGCCGGCGACACGCCGCCCGCTCCCGCCGATGCAGTGGCGGTGGCAGCAGCACCCAACGCAGACGGCGTCGACATTTTCTGAGGAGCACGCCCATGAAGACCCAGGCACTTGCGCGCGAGTTCAGGTACAACGGCGCGAAACTGACCGATCCCTCCCCGACATTCACGCTCCAGCAGGTTCGTGATTTTTACGCGAACACCTATCCGGAGATCGTCAACGCCGAGATCGAGGGGCCGGATGTCGTCGGCAACAGGAACGTCTTCACGTTCCGTCGTGCAGTCGGCACCAAGGGATCGGGAACTGCCGAACCCGATGTCCGCCTGCAGATCGACGAGATTCTGCGTTCCGACCGCGTTTCGCACTCCGTGCGCGCGTACCTGAACGAAACGGACCGTTTCGCAACCGCCCACGCATGCCCGCTGCTCGACGAGGAAGTCGTGTTTATCGGGGCGCTATTCAACCGCTACGTCGCCTGATCGCCATGACACTCGATCAATTGCGCCGGGAATTGCAGCGCGGCACGCTGTGTGGTCCGGACACCCCCGCCTTACCGGGCGTGGCGTTAGGTGGCCAGCTTGCCTGCGCGCTGCTCGAAATAGCGAGCAGACGCAGCACGGGCCCGCGCCTTCAGTTGCCACGCGAACAGATGCCGGTGCTGCCATGAGCTTTTCATCCATCGCCCTGCCGTCACTCGACGGGATTCCGCCGCGCTACGTCATTCAGACAGGCGATGCGTTCGCCCGGCCGTTCGCGTTGTCACTCCTCGATAACGGCGTGATCTCCGAGGCCGACGTCTCGCGCCGGCCGTCGTCGGAAATTGCACTTTGCGCGAAAGCGCTGACACGCAGATGGCGCGAAATCACCGGAGACCTTACGCGATTCGACTGGCACCTGCACATTGAGCAGGACCAATTCCGCCTGCACGGTGGCGATTATTGTCCAAGCTCCCGCGACGCCAATCCTGATCTGGTATGGGCACGGCTCGGCACGCGTCACGGCCCGTTCAGTTGCGCTCAGGTTTGCGTAGGGCCGGCCGTCGAACACCTCGAAGGGTTGCGCGCCGGGTTCGGCCAGACGGTACTGGCAGCGCTCTACGACGCCCTCGACCTGCTTCCGCTGGTGTGCACCACGCGCACGGCAATAAGCATCGCCGAATTCACCTACTGGCAAGGGATCTGCGACGAAAGTGCGGCCATCAAGAACGCCTTGATGTATTACGGCGTCGCCTCGAAGAAAGAGCTTCTCTCGGAGACCGACTTCGTAACCCACAGCCAGATCTATGGGCGCATGCCGAAATGGGTACGGCACCCGAACCGCGCCCTGTCTCGCGCGCAGCTTTCACGTGCTGCGAGGCCGGATGCTTTTGCGCAAGCCGTCCTGAACGCAATGGACGAGCTGTGGCAGGTGCTGCGCTGGTGCGGGCCGTTCGCCGATCTTTCGTCACCCGATGCCGGCGGCGAACTCGTCGACTTCACGCTGATCCTGCGATGGACAGAAGACGACTCGATCGGACGAGTCATTGACGACTTCGGTCACGAATGCGCCCAGGGCGATTGCATCGAGGCCGCCGCCATCACCGGCCTGCGCCTTTCCGATAACTCCATTTCGACCTGGCTGCAACAGATGCGCGCGACAGCAATGCTTGCCGGCGCGGCCGAGCGCGTACTCGACCTGCTCGGCTCGAGGGAGTTTGAACAACAACGCACTCTTGTAAGGGTGTTCGCATGAACGACGTTGTGATCCATCACCGCGGAAACATCGACCTTGAACTGGACGCCGCGCTGCTCTTTTACAGATCAAAGGCCGGCGACATCTATGCGACACAGCACACAGCGCGCGTTGTGGATGATCGTCCCGTACTACTGCCCGGCACGCCGATGACGCTCGAGGGCCTCGCCGATTTCGTCGAACTGGCGGCCAGACGTACCAGCTATCGGGGTTTCGTGCACGACCGCGTGGTCTATCTGGCTCCTAACACGCTCGCATGGTGGCTTCCCGCCGGCACGCGCAGGGTCTGGTTCAAAACGACCAGCAAGCTCGCCGATCGCTCTGGCGAGTGCAATCACCCCCCGCTGCTGTTCATCGTCAACAGGCGCAGCTGGTCCGTATTTGCGCTTCGCCACAACGAACGCCCGGGCGCGGGTTCCAGGTTGTATCAGGCGCCCTACTTCAACGTGTGGGACGACGGGCGTATCTGCGTTGGCAACGCCGACACGCCGAAGACGATCAGCAGCGACAGCATCAAGCCGTATGAAGACGCGTTCTTTCGCAGCCGTTTCACGCACGCGAACACCCCTCGCCTGATCCGCAGACGCGGCGGCGCCGTGCGACTCTGGCTCGATCTGCTCGAGGGCGCCGAATTCCCCCTCCACCAGTTAATCGACACCAAACGCACGCTCGCAGACGTCATCAATAACCTGACCGACAAGGATTGAATCATGGATAAACTGCTCGCCTCATTCCAGAACGCCACCCAGGAGGGCCTCAAAACCATCGCCGCTGCGCTTGAGCAATTCTCGCAAGGCGTCACTGACGAACTGGCCCGCGTCAAACCACGTGCGATCGCTGCGGCCGAAGACGACGAAAACCTCCCGCTCGATGCCGCGCTGTTCGACAGCGCTCCGACCGTCGCCGTGCCGAAACACGCAAAGTTCGCGCCGCTCGCCGATGTCGGCCACCGCTTTCTCATGACGGCGCAAGGCGTATTCATCGAAGTGCGCCGCCCCTGGCTGCACGTCATCCAACAACTCGCGAAGCACAACGATACCGGCCCGCGCCCGCCGTACGGCGACATCGAGCCGAAGATCGAACTCGCCTTTGGCCGACTCGGCGTTGCGCTCCCGTTCCTGCAGGCATTCGCCGAGGAGGCGCGAGCAGCGCTGCCGAATGAACACGCAGCATGGGTCGTGTGGGATCAGCAGAAGAAGGAACTGGCCTACAAGGCGTTGCATGTCTCAAAAGCTACGCCCGGGTCGATCACATTCGAACGACCGCAACTCGCCGCACATGAGAGCCTCGCGATCGATATCCATAGCCACGGTGACGGGGCGGCCTTCTTCAGCGACCAGGACAACGCCGACGACGCCGGCGAGGTGAAAATCTCGGCGGTGCTCGGCGGACTCGGCGAAGGCGCTACGCCGAGCGTCGCCTTCCGGCTCTGCGTACTCGGCATGTTCGTGCCACTCAAGGTTCCGGCCGACGCGATTTTCAAAGTTCCGGAGCCAGCATGAACAACCTGGACATCATTCACTACGCGGCGCGCGCCGCGAACTGGGAGTCGCGCCGATATCACGCGGTCGTCCACGTGCGCCCGCGCCATGATCCCTCTGCTCAGTGGAGCCCGTTCGATCCGCTCAGGCGCGATTCTGACTCAGCGAAACTGGCAGCCGCGGCACGCGTCAACGTCACTCATCACGATGGGTATGTCGCAGCGTCAGCGGGCGTGGGTGCGCTGCTGGTTTTTGCGCACGAAGATATCAACGTCGACAGGCTGCCCGATCTGGATTGCGCTGAACGGCGTCGCGCGCAGCGCCGCGCAATCGCTGAATGTGCAGCGCTGATCGGCCGTGACTCTGGCCCGCTATGGTGGAGGAAAGAACCCGTGCTGCGGAGGGTGCCATGACGCATATTACGCCCGCGCACTTCCTCGAAAAGTGCGTGAATGTGGCCCTCATCGGTTGCGGCGGCAATGGCTCGCAGATGCTAACGGGCCTTGCACGGCTGAACCACGCACTCACTGCGCTCGGGCATCCCGGTCTGCAGGTCACGGCGTTCGACGGCGACACGGTGAGCGAGGCAAACATCGGCCGGCAGTTGTTCAGCCCCGCCGACATCGGCCAGCACAAAAGCGTCGTGCTGGTCCATCGTCTGAATGCGTTCTTTGGCCTCGACTGGCATGCGCGGCCGATACATGCAGGCGCCAGCGAACTGGTGCACGTCGGCGCGAGCATCGCGATTGTCTGTGTCGACAGTGCGGCGGCCCGCGCGAAGCTGGCCAGGACGCTTCGAAGCACCGCAGCCTATGTGATGGATCTCGGCAATCGCACCAGCGACGGCCAGGTCATTTTCGGTGCCAGCCCGTCCGCGCCGCACGCCGGAGGCGTCCCGCTGCGCTGGCCGTATGACGTGCTGCCGGAACTGATCGACACATCGGTACCCGAAGACGACACGCCGAGCTGCGGACTTGCCGAGGCGCTCGAGCGTCAGGAGCTTTTTATCAATCAGGCGATCGTCACGCCAGCGCTAGGAATTCTGTGGGAGTTTTTCCGGCACAGACAGCTCACCTGGTGCGGCGCGTTCGTCAACCTCAAAACCGGTCATGTGCGGCCACTGCCTGTGAATAAATCGTGATCGACTACATAGCGTCGCAAAAAGCGGGCGCTACTCTTTGATTCCCGCCGCAAGGGGTGAACTATGGACATGACTGAACTGAAGGAACTACTGCCCGCGCTGACGCGCCTCGTCGCCGCTCTGGAAAAACCGCGCAAGCTCGAGGAAACTCTCTGGAGTACCGAACAGATCGGTGAATGGCTTGGCCTGTCAAAACAAACGGTCGAGTTGCGCGTCGTCACGCGTCAGGGATTTCCCGCCGCCTTGCGCCCCGTCGACAGCAAGCAGGCGCAGCGCCGCTGGTTCGCCAGCGACGTACTCGAGTGGGCACGGATGAACAAAGGAGTACTGCCCACGCCCCGACCGGGGCGGCGGCGAAAGCAAGTGCATTGACGGGAGAGTTTTGGTTACCTAACGCCTCTGACCCAGCTTGCGAGCCCAACCCCTGGCGGCCTCAACGACGGACGAGGGCTTGTTTTCCAGTCGTCGTTCATCGACGATCTCTTTGGACAGGTCAATACACTCGTCGCAGATCGCAGCGTCGTCGCGCCCGGCCACGATCATTTCGACCGAGTACTGGTTCTTGCCGCAGAAGTCGCACAGCCACACATTATTTGCACTTTTCACACGCAACCCACCTCAATCAAGACGGGCCGCCAACTCAGCGGCCGTCTCGTCGTAATAAATCATCAACGATTGAATGTCGCGGTGGCCGATCATCCTGGCCAGCGCCAGCACGTTCAGCTTCCTCGACAGTCGCGTCGTCGCCTCGTGCCGCGAGTCGTGAAAATTCAGATCCGCAATATGCGGTTTCTCTTTCGCCACCTTCGTTCGAACCTTCCGCCAGAGCGCGTCGACGCTCGCCTGCGCAATCGGGAAGCATCGCGGCTCGCCCTCGATCTCGGGCAGTCTTTCGAAGAGCGCCATCGCTTTTGAAGAGAGCGGGACGTCGCGCGCATCGCCGTTTTTCGATTTTGGAATGTGCACATAGCGTTGCGACAGATGCAGATTCGATCGCATCGTACCGACGATCTCGCCCTGGCGCATCGCAGTTTCGATCGCGATCAGGAAAGCAAGCGCGGTGTACTGCTGGGTCGTCTTGACGGGCCCGTCGTCCGTCAGCCCGAGCGCCGTCGTCATGAGCCGCGCATCTTCATCGGGCACACGGCGCCTGCGCGACGGCGGATCCTTTGGCCGCTTGACCTCGTGCACCGGGTTCGAATGGATCCACTTCCAGTCTTTATGGGCGGCCTCGAATATGGCCGATAACAGGTTGAGATCCCGGTTGACCGTCGACGACTTGACCACTTTCAGTCGTTTATCACGCCAGCGGGTGATCTGCTCAGGCTTGATGTTGCGCACCAGATCGCCAACGAAGCCTCCCATCTGTTCCGGCTCCTTGAAAAAGGCGATGCGCGTCACGTTCCAGTCGTGTTTGCCCATGCCGGGTGACACCTTGTCGAGATATTCGTCCATCGTGTCGGCCAGGGTTTTCTGCACCTTGGAGTATGATCGACGGCGTCCGGCGTCGATCTCCGCCTCGAGCTTCGTCGCCCAGGCGACGGCTTCGGCTTTGGTATCGAACGTGCCCGATTCGCGTATATCGCCCTTGGCGACTTCCGCGCGCCAGGTCGAGCCGCGTTTCCGGTATGAGGCCAT